CCGTGACCATCCAATCACCAACTTGATACGGATTCTTTTCATTGAAAACTAACTTTAAATTTTTAAAAGCCGCATCAAAATAAACACCACAGTGCACTTGCACTGTTGGGTGTACGGCCTTAATCGAACGGGGTTTAATAGGCGGAAAAGTAAGGCGTGGTGCCAAAACTTCATCACCTTTCAGAAAAATATCTGCTTTTGCTCGAATAAGACCAGTATCAGCTCGATCATTGTATGCATTTTGAGCTCGAATACGTTTCTTAAGCTCCTTAAAATGAGCTATATACTCCGCTCGAGTTTTACGTTTACCATCACGAGACCAATCATAGCAATTCATGATTAAATCACTAACTACTTTTGCTGATTGATACCAATAACGGGCAACAGGACACTTGGTGACTTTACCATGCTGAAAATTAGTCGTTTCCAACCCACATGGTCGTTCACCTTCACAAGTCTCCGTAATTAAAGAAGCACACAAATTACGCGCATTATAGGCAATTGAAAACATCCCAGGGCCATAGGGTCGAACCATTTGACACCAAGGTGCTGTGAACAGAAATACATCCGTTCGCTGTTCATGCAAACCGTCACGTAAATCAGGATCATTAGTACAAGACAGGAGGCGAGCTTGTTCAATAGGCACCGGAATTGTTAAAGCAGGGGGCTCAAAACAATGATTAAGTTCGTCATAGTTTTGCTTGTACTCAGTCCATGCATCATAAAGAGAAAACCCTCTACCTGCACTAACCAAGCGTACGGTTTCAAAAGAGATCGCTCCAGCACTAGCCAGAAGCAACCCAATATAACCTGAACCCTGCTGACTCTTCCAGCGTCCATCCATGATATTACCTAAAGCGATAAAAGCATTAACTGTAGCATGCGCAATTAAAGGGTTCGGCGAAATCACAAAACCATAATGAACAAGCCCACGAATAGGTAAAGATAATGCTTTAAACCACCATGGTTGCGCTGAGAAACAACTCTCAACGACCGCTATACCGACCGAACCTATTAAAGGTAACTTAGATTTCACTGCCTCTTCAAAATACAAAGAAGCTAAGAAATACGGCACACTCATAATACCACGGACTATCGAGTGCCCCAAATTATCAGCAGGACGCTCGACAAAACTCTTCATCTCCTCAACTGTCAAGACATTTTTCGAAGTTATAAACTTCGCACTCTCTCTAGCTTGTTTAGCAACTTCAACTATCTCATTAGTTGCATCTTTCACTTCTATCTTCCCTTTTGTAAACCAATCCTTCAAAAAGATAATAATTCTGTCAAAAATTGTTTTTAAAGAAAAACCAGTAGGGAATATCCTCGTTAAAAAAGCCGCTACTTTAACGAACCTCTTCCGATTGATATACAACAAAAAGAATAAACTCAAAGCTGCATATCCCTTATATTGATGGAACAAACGTTTCCAATCAATACGGGGTACTTCACTAAATTGAGAATTACGACAACTCTTCAAAATAGCAGTTTGACTACCAAATTGATTTGCCATTTCCGTGTAAACGTCGATATCATGATGCATAGAAGCCCATAAAATATAAGCTAAAGTGTCAGTGGCTACTTCAGTTTTAGGATAACTGTTACCGGCAATACGCCAAAAATCAATATATTTTTTATCATTAATAATAGCCTCAATCGACCTTCTTAGAGTAGATTGCTCAAAAGAGGGACGATTTCCTCCGGTCGGAATCAAGCACAATTGCTCGACCGCCGGGAAAAACACTTGTAAATCTCGATTATAAATCGACACATGTATCGCTGCCTTAGCACGCTCAATTAGGGTTTTAGGTTCAATTCGCTTAGTAACAACTAATGCTTGTTGAGGAATAACCTGAAAACGATTTTCAGGTCGTTTGTGCGAAGTTAAGTACCTCGCATCTACAGAAGAAAGAATGTAAATGTGATAATTTCCAATCGCTCGACTTTCACTCCATACAACACATTGGCGGTGGCCTGGAACTTCCATTTCACTCTGTGTCTGCCATTCAGAATTCAGCGGTCTAACAATAATAGAACCGGTGTTCACATCATCTTGCACGTAGACTAATCCATTGAGGATGAAATACCCACCGTTCAAAGAAAGAGAACCAGCAACTTCACCAAAGCCAAAAACCGATGTAACTACAACAGCTTTTTGGCACTTCGTCTCCAAAAATGTAGTGCAAATTTGCGCCACGGAGAACGGAAGATCGAAAAACAAAGGAACCTTAAGTTTGTCAAAAGAAAAATTCTCAGTGCTCTTGTAGTTAGTTGGTGCACGATAAAATTCAGCAGCTTGATCACGAGTACGAATTGGTCGATAAGCTTCATACCATATAGGCGGTAGGAAGAATTGAGGATCATATCCAATACATTCTTCAGGATACAGAACGGCAGTAGCATAATCTGACCATATATCATAATTATCACCGCCTTTCCACGTCCCATACATATCAACAATCAAACCTTGATCAGTGTAATCACCAATGAGACTTCTTAAAATCTTAGCTGATGAATTAAAAGCTTTTAAATAAGCTTGCTGGTACGCCAACTTCGCAGGTGAAACCCCGTCGATGTCTTTACCATATTCCCAATTATGCAAATGTAAACTCTTGCAAAAGGTTTTTGGGATTTCTGGATTAACTACAACATTGCGAAAACGAGTACGACGCAACACCATCCCATACCAAAGATTTCTCTTCGTTGTTGGGCTCAATGTTGCATCAACAAACATAGGCTTCCCTTGTTTAGGGATATATTGGCGAAAGTAATCCACAACTGGTTGCTCGAGGGTTAACAACCACTTCGAAGTATAGAGACTATTCTCTTTATTACGAAATTGATTGGAAATATCTTCCCAAGTCACTCGGGCCGGTGGCGATACTTTCTGCTTCTCTCTCCTCTTCTCAGAGGTAGAACTGCGAACATCAGCATTACTGTCAGCTGATTCCGTTAATACGCTCTCCTTTTTCACACTAAGAGGATTAGTGGTGGAGGGTGACACCACAAGGGTCTTAACCGTGTCCTTGTGCGCCGATGCTTGCGTATTAGCACCGCGGCCCCGAGAAATATTCTTTCCGGAGCGGCCTCTGGTAGTAGTAGTATTCGATCGCGTCTTCTGCGATACACGCTCCGCCGGTAATTGCGGCGCGTTTCCAGTAGCTGCTACAAACTCTTTCCATTCGCGCTTTACATCAGGAGCAACCAGGATGCTACCTTGCCTAGGTTGATCATGAGGGGATACACTCACAAGTTTACCTTGCGGATCTGCAACCTCACGAACCTTCGGCCCGGTATGCGCTAAAACAGTCATAGTAAGTGCGGGAGTAACTGTACCCTCGCGCTGAACTGGGGGGGTATCTTCTTGTCTATCATCATCAAATGAAAGATACGTAGGGCTCTCGAAACCAGTTCGACCTTCGCCAGATACGTTCGCCTTATTTTCCATGAAAATGTTAAGAAGATTAAAGGGGGGG